GCTGGGTGCGTACTCTTCCGGAGCTCCGTATGTGCAGCGGGTGGAGGTATTGAACGAATTCGACGGCTATGACGGACAGACAGAGCAATACACAGGAATGTTGGAACTATCATTTTTTCATAATTAACACAGGAGGTCAATAAAATGCCAAACGCAAAAACAGGTAACACCACAACAATTAGCATAGGCGGGACGGCGGTAGGGGAAGTTTTAAGCATCAAGCCCGTATCGCCGACCATAGATCCTATTGAAACAACCAATCTTGACAGCACAGCGAAGGAGTTCATACCGAGCCCGGTACCGGATTATGGTGAGATTACGATTAACGGTAATTTCTTCCCGAGCAATACCGGCCAGGCGGCGTTGAGAACAGCGTTCACATCAAAAACGACGGATACCTATATCATAACATTCCCGTCGACCGTAGGCGCGACATGGACGTTTACCGGATTCATCACCGGATATGACATGGGTGAGGCGGACAACGAAAACCCGTTATCATTCGCGGTCACAGTAAAGATTACCGGAGCCGCGACATTCGGGCTGACGGATTCCGGCGGGTTAAGCGCGCTGTCTTGCACTGGAGCGGGCGGTTCACTGTCACCGGCTTTCGCAGCGGCCAACAGGCATTACACATATGGCGCGGTATCGGCATCCAGTATCACAGTCACTCCGACAGCGGCAAGCCACACCATAGCACTGTATGTCAACGGCGTATTCGTAGAAAACGTGACATCAGGCGCGGCATCAAGCGCAATCACACTGACGCTCAACAGAGGTACATTGATAACGCTCATATGCTATGAGGCGGCAAAATCACCTATAACTTACAGTATCGTAGCTGTTAAGACTTCATAATCAGTAAAACAGGGGGGTATGAGAAATGGGGAGACCTTACACACCGATAGAACTCGACAAGATACGCAACCTGAGGTATGGGATGAAGGCCTTTGCCGCAGTGGAAGACAGACTCGGGAAGCCGCTCGGGAAAATAGACTTGTCCGCGATAACTTATAATGACCTGGCAGTTTTCCTTTGGGCAGGGTTGAGGCATGAGGATCCTGAAATAACACCGGAAAAGGTAATGGATCTGATTGACGAATACTCGACCGTAGTCAAAGCAGCAGAGGCATTCACGAAAGCGATAACTGAAAGCGTCGGAAAAAACGCGTAGAGGGCGGCGGTGAAACGGACACAGACTGGAACTGGGATGAGATGATCCGGATCGCCGCCCACATAAAAATCAAGCCCGCGGAATTCTGGGATATGACGCCGTCGGAGCTGACACTATATTCAGAGGGTTATACCGAAAGCCAGATTGAAAGCATAAAGCAGTCAATCGCATCCGCATACTACACAGCCAAACTCATGCGGACGAAGAGCATCCCGGACTTGGACAGGCTGCTGAAGGGGCTGGACGGGAACAAGAAACGCAAAAAAGAAAAAGTGCAGGCACCGGAAGAAATCGCGAAACTGATAAAAAACACATGGGGTAATATGTAATACATGGAACTGATTAAAGTTAAGCAAACCGCCACACAAAAGCGGTACAGGAAGAAGTATAAGGTCACAGGATTCGAGATAGAAGGTCTGGAAGAGTTGATTCAGGCTTTTCAAAAATTGGGAGAAGACGCAATTTTTAAACTATCCGAGCCGTCCGTCAAAGCCGCTGAAATTGTACTGGCCAAAGCTAAATCTAAAATTCATAACGTATCCGGTGAGTTGTACAGGGGGCTGAAAGTAAAAAAACCCGGGAAGCAAAAGAATAAAAAAGCGTACCGGATATTCGCGACAGTAGGTTTTGGCAAAAGTGCGATGCACGGCGTCCCGCTTGAGTTAGGGCATAAATTAGTTTTTTTCGGTAAGAAAACAAAAGAGCACATTGAGGAAAAACCATTTTTAAGACCGGCGGCGGATGAGTCAAAGCAGGAAGTCGGGAACATAATAGCTGAAGCGATGAACAAAATTTTAGGAGAATTTGGAGATAAATAAATGGCAGTAATTCGCTCACTTATGGTCAAAGTCGGAGTCGATTTAAGCAATTTTGAAAAAGGATTGAAGCAGGCACAGAAAGCACTGAATAAAATAGGTAAAAACCTGCAAAAAGCCGGCGAATTCATGACTAAGAACGTCACCGCTCCAATACTCGCGACAGGAACGGCATTGGTAGCCATGACACTGACCGCTGCAAAAGCAGCTGATGATCTGCTTGACTTATCAATCATTACAGGCATCAGCGCGGAAAAGCTGCAGGAAATGTCAATAGCAGGCGGGATGATTGGTACAAACCTGGACACAATGACCATTGCCCAAACAAGATTAACGCGTTCCGTGTATGAGGCCTTGAACGGCAACAAGGAACTAATTAAGGCGTTCCAGACGCTGGGCATAACATTGTACGACAATAACGGAAACCTGAAAGATGCGAACACCTTATTCTGGGAAGCTTTAGAGGCATTAGGAAAAATAGAGGACCCGGTTTTACGTGACGGGCTGGCTATGGAATTGATGGGTAAATCGGCCAGGGAACTTAATCCATTGATTAAAGCAGGCAAGGAAAATTTCGATGCGCTTACTGAATCATTGAGAAGTTTGGGGATAATACTCAGTTCGGAAGATCTCCAGACGCTGGCCGATCTAAACGATAAAATGGACATACTTAAAGCGGGGGCGGCGGCGCTGGCGTCAAAAATCGCGCTTGAACTTGAGCCGACAATCACTAAATGGGTTGACAAAGCCATAGAGCAAATACCGAAAATATCTCAGAAAATCGAAGAACTTGGAGATTGGTGGAACAGCCTTAACGACACCCAGAAAAAAGCAATCGGAACGATTATCGGTATAGGTGTGGCAGGCGGCCCGGTGTTATTGGCATTAGCCGCCGTTGTCAATGCCGTCAAGTCAATAATAGGAGTCATAGGACCCGCTACAGCTGCCGGAACGCTGTTATTCTATTTAGGGCTTGCGGCACTTGCCCTTTTTTCCCTGTACGAAGCTTTCACCAAAGGGCCTGAACAGCAGACATGGTTAGCGCGAACACTGGATAAGCTGCAAGAACTAACGACAATCACTAATGGTAAGATCAAACAAGCCCTGGACGATTGGACTAAATGGTGGGACGACCTTTTTAAAGGGATTGCCGCAGGCTTGGATTCGGCAATTAAATGGGTAGGCGATCTAATAAAGATAATTGGAGAACTCATGGGGTTTGGCGAAACCGTAACCGTTCCGACGGTTGTAGATCCTGAAAAACAAGGTGCCCCATATAATCCGAATTACACACCTCCGTCACTTCCCGGGCTTCCAGGGATTAACATCAAGGTACCGCCACCCGTACCGGTTGATAAGGCAAAAGAATCACAAACATGGCTGGGAAGAATACTTGATAATCTCAATATAAATATACCAGGATTCGCGGAAGGCGGGATACTGACAGCTCCCAGAATCGTACTGGCGGGTGAAGCCGGTCCGGAGGCAATACTCCCACTATCAAAGCTTAAAGATTTCAGGGGCACGAATATCATTCAGGTTGTACTTGACGGCAGGGTAATCCAGGAATATGTCGACAATGGGTTGGGCAATGGCCTGGCGGCATTCGGAGGTAGCATCTGATGGGGTTTGGCGCTGAGATATACAATCCGGCAATAGCCGCTACATATGACATATCCGCAAGGACGAGGTCAATCACCATATCAAAGCTACTTGACAGCGGGGTGACCTCTTACGCTGTAAATGCCAGGAACATATACCTTGAACACATATTCCACCATCTAATTGTCAAGAAAGATGCAAGCGACCTGATAACCGGCATAATCGTCGACCAGTCCGACCGGCAGACGAGCGGGGATAAGCAGGTGATATTCAACTGTCAGGACTGGGGCTATTACCTGACCAAAAGGATTGTAGCGGAAAACTATACCAGTAAAACGGCAAGTTATATACTGAATGCTTTACTGGCCAAATACGCGTCGGAAGTCACCAGGTTAAGCATAGACACAAGTACAGCAACCATTACAGAAGCTAAATTCACCTATGTCACGTTAAAAGATGCCATTGAGTATGTGATGTCACTTTCGCCGGACTGGCACTACTACATTGACCGGAATAAGGATTTCCATTTTTTCTACCGTTATGAAACCACCGGACCGGAAGTGACTGCCGCTAAAATCCAGATAGACACGCTGCAGGTCGATTATGAGGGCATAGACCACTACAACAGGGTATGGATAGTGGGCAGGAAACAGCCGTCCACCAGCGCGATTGATGTGTATTATACCGCGGACGGGGAACAGAAGTATTTCGGGCCGCTGCCATATGAGCCGGCAAGCCTGGCAGTGTATTTCACACCGACCGGACTGCCGGAATACCAGCTCACATTAATATCAGAGGGTAATGACACAACGGGGGCTGAGGCTGTATATAATGCGAAACAGCGCGTATTCTATCTGACGGATCCGGCATTTTTCACCGGCAAGCTCAGGGCTAATTTCAAGCCCATGCGGCAGTTCATTGAATATTTTGAGAACGTGTCAGACATTGCCACATACGGGCTGATGGAGAAAGCCATAAAAAACAAGGACGTCACAGACAAGCTCGAGGCCCGCAGGTTCGGCAAGGCTGAGGTTAAAAGATCAAGTGTAGTACAAAGAACGCTCAATTTCACCTCGAGGCACACTGATTTATTAGGCACTGAACTCGGGGAACTGCTGGACGTCGATATCACGAACGGGGCATGGAGCATAACAGGTGATTTTTTAGTGACAAGGATGAATCATACAATCATGGCTGACGGAGTGGAATCTGTAATGATTGAGGCGGAGGAGCTGCTATGACGCTGACAGAACAGGTAACCAATTTAAAAAAACGCGTTGACGCATTAGAGAATACGGAATTCAGCGAATCGGAATCCATCCCGCATATCGTCAAGCTGTACTCGACAGCTTCAGCGCTGCCGGAGCTGTACGCATCAGCGACAACACAGTGCAGCACTATACTATACCCGTCCGGTGGCAAAGACGATGCAATAGCATACCTGATAGCAAATGCCAACTATGGCGCGGTAGGTACGGGAGCGGAGCCGGTCCAGGGCGATACCGGAATCCTGGGGGAGGTTGACCGGGTGGTGACCGCTGATATTATCGACGTGGACGAAGTGGTAATCATTGAAGTTTTCCTGGACGAGACAGCGGCCAACGGTTCCACTCTCACAAACGCGGCTTTACTGCTCAACGGGACGGGCGTATCAGGGACAGGGAAGGTGCTGGCCGGTGAGACTCTAAACCTTGAAAAGACAAGCGCGGTTACACTGACGTTAAGCGGCGAAATAACGGTTACGGAAATCACTTAACGGTAAAGCTATGGCCGTTCAGTTTTTTGTCTCTTAGGGCGTGGCAGTCCAGGGGGACGAATTCGCATAAACGAGTCATGGTTTATGATAATAAAGTTATCGATTGTGCGTACTGTACTCCGTATACCGGTTCCGGACTTGCTCAGACCGGGCTGTTCTGCTTAAACTATGTGGCTGGAGCAGACATCAGGCGAAACAAATTCATATACAGCGCGAAATCGTCGTTGAAGCTGATATCCATGGGAACGAATGTCACCGGCATACTATTCATGGAAAATGATGTTTCCACCTTCACACCGTCGGCTGAGTATACCAATCTTTCAGATTTCATACTGATGACTACCGATGTAGCACAGTTCCTGGCTCTGGGCTGCTTATGCGAAAAAACCTTAGTGACGCTCAATCAGGCAACGGAGCCGGCGACGACGCAAATACCAGCTGGGGCGTGCGCGATATGGACTGATACGGATGATGCAAAATGTTACTTATGTTATAACCATGGCGGCACTGTCAAAACCGTCGAACTGACATAGAAAGGAGAACTCATGGCGAACTATACACATACCACGTGGGAGAACAGGGTGGAGGGAGTAACAGATGGTACGCTCCTAAACGCGGATAACCTCAACAACATCGAGGACTGCATTGAATCACAAAGGAAGATTCCGACGGCTGCAGGGACGGGTACAGTGATAACAGTCACATCATACCAGTTTGACATGTCAGATGGGGCGATACTGTCGTTTGTGGCTTCAGCGGACAATTCCGGAGCTGCCACTACACTGAATGTCAACAGCCTGGGCGCAAAATCAGTATACAAGCCCGGCGGTACGGACGCACCGACGATACTGGACGGGCGGGCGTATACCGTTTGGTATGATTTAAGCGGTGACTGTTTTTTTGTTAAGGCCGGCGTTGAGGTGGCCGGCGGGACAACGATGAATTTTCTTGCCTGCAGCGCTGGCAGCGGGGACACTAAATCAACGACCGAAACAAGTTATGCTAAGCGTATGAGTTGTGTTGTAGGGGTTGACGGCATATATCGGGTGGCGTTCAACTTGTACTCAACCGGGTACGCGGCAGCGTACGGCAGGATATATAAAAACGGCGTAGCGTTTGGGACGGAGAGGTCAACCACGTCTGCCTCTCCGGGGGTGCAGTACAGCGAAGACCTGCAATTTTCAGCCGGTGACTCTATTGAGATATACACCAGAGTATCAACCGTAACACAAAACGCCATTGTAGGCGAATTCTTAATTAAAAATTCCACAAACCTGTTCTATTATACCAAGTATTAGGAGGTATTCATGGAAATATTAAAGTACAGCAATCGGGATGAATATGAAAAAATTGTAGCTGAAAAAGCAGCACAAGGCTACGTACTGACAAATGTGTCAAATGTAAAAGAGGGGAATTTTTTGGGGTTCAAGGAGCCGTCGGAGCTGAAAACTCCAATTGAACAAAAACTCGAAGAAATAAGCACGAAACTGGACGCAATATTAAAACTGATACAAAAATAACACAGCAGGAGGCACATCAATGTCAGAACAAGTTATGATAAGTATTATTGCGGGAGTATTCCTGGTACTGACCAATTTAATCACGGCCATTGTATCCCGGGGTACGGTGCTATACCGTATCGGGGAGCTGGAAAAGAAGATGGAAAGGTACAACAGCCTGTTGGAGCGGATGGTGATAGTGG